AACGACAATACTGTTTTGCCATTGATTATCTAACTCATTACGTTTTTTATCTACGTAGTTTTCTAAAACTGTAGGTATTACTACTTGATTCCAAACATCTGAGCTTGTAGCTACTACATCGCCGTTTGGATCTTTATATTCATTATTATATACATCTATACTATAACCTTCTTGTATTGCCAGTTGCGTATAATGTATATCACCTGTTGCCATCGTCCACTCTTCTAGCGGATCATAACCGTATGGCTCTGCAAGTCTAGTGACGCCACCAAAGTTAAACGATAACTTCTTTTTACCGTTTAATCTAAATCTTTGTGTGGCCTCGTAATATTCTATGTCTGCAAAACCATCTTTAATATATTCAACTTTTGTAAACCACTTTGGCTTAACATATCTTAAAAAATGATGCTGATCAAAGTACTCAACGCCTTCTTGTCTTTTATAATCTACTTCAAATAAGTACTCAAAAGGTGATCTACCAACGTTTGCGGCGTCTGAAAACGATGTTTCAGTACCATCTTTAAACGGCGTACTACCTTCATATTGAAATCTTTGTATCTTACGTATACCCATTGTTAATGAATAATCATAAGGTGTTAATATAGTGTCATAATCTAGTGTGCTACCGTTAACTGAATATACGTCTTGATCAGATAATGATGTACCACCATTTGTAGCTACGTAAAACGTAGAAAACTTAAATGCTTTTTTAATTTGCGAGCAACACTCTTTAGGCGCTACACATGAAACTATAAAAACTAATATTAAAATTATATACTTCATAAGTAAATTATTACATGTTTAATCGTGAACGTAGCACTTTCTGCTTTTATTAGTAGTCATGTTCTTACATCTAAAACCAGATTTTGTAATCTTAACGCATCTAAACTGCTTACTTTTTTTCTCTTCTTTTTTCTTTTCTTTAACTTCATCTTTAGCTTCTTGCTGCGCTTGGCGTTTTAAGTCTAAGTATTTTACATACTGGTTTTTCTTTCCTTTGTTCACAACTACACGTTCACCAACCTGTAAATCCCAAGTGCTCCAACCTAACATTAAAAACGCTCTCTGCATAGCAGAGTTTTCTTGATTGAAAGCTTCTCTAATGTTGTCTGTCTTTCTAAACAACCTGTCAAGCGGAACGTTTGTCGCAGCAGAAACAACTTTACCAGAAGCATCCCATATTGGATTATTATAGTCAAACGTGTCCATTTCACCCATTATTCCTCTATTAAACTTATAAGCGTTTAGCGCACTATATAATTTTCTAGCTTTTGATCCCATAGGCGGAGATACTTGTATAGCCTCAACAACAACGTTACCATAATCAGCTCTTGACTCTCTTTCAGACTCTTGAATAAATCTCATTATAACGTTTTTAATTGTAGATATTGCAGCACCTGTAACACCAGAGCCTCTAAGCAAGGTGTCTATAGTTCCGTTTAAAACTCTTTGAGCTCTTTGATCTACAGCGTCATCTTCCTCATCATCAAAACTCAAAGCGAATATAGCTGATTGTAGCGAAGAAAATATAACGTTCTGTATTGCTCCGTAGTATAATATTCTTGATATATTACTTCTAATATCACCTCTACCATTAGCTAAATCTAAAGCAGCTTTTTTAATTAAACGATTATACTGCATTGGAGTATTAGCAAAAGCTAATATAAGACGCCCTAATGGACTAGCTTGTTGCTGTGATATACGATCAGGTCTAGCAGACTGCTGAGTTTCTTGAGCTATTTCTTGAAAGTCTTGAAAAGCTTTTTCTTCTGCAGCTTTTTGATCCATACCTTGCTTAACATAAGTATTAATTCTGTTTCTATAAAACGTAGAACCACCTGATGCAATAGCAAAACTATCAGCAATTTGTGTAGGTAAAAAACCTTTTTTAAGTAAATATGCAAGCGCTGCTTTAGCTTTGTTCTGAGCACCAGCTACAGCATTAGCAAGCTCAGCTTCATTCACATTTATTTGTAAACCAGCTCTTCTAGCTCTTAAAAAATCTGAGTTAAACAACGTAGAAAAATCTGACCAATACTGCTTTTGATTAGCAAAAGCTTTACCAGCTTTAAATATATTGTTATCTTGGAAATTTATAAAGTTAACTGTAGATAAAGTTTGAAGTACAGCTGATCTTGCATTAAAAAACATTATAGCACCAACAGATCCGTTAACCCAGTTTGTCCAAGTTTGACCGTAGCTTCTGCCCGCAGATCTATTAGTACCGTTTTCCATACGGTATAAAACATCTTCAAGAGCTCTTCTAAAATTAGTACCGTAAGTAGCTTCTATTTTGTTTAAATTTTCTGGTGAAAATATAATATTTTTATTTTCAATAAACTCTGCTAGATACTGTTTTCTACCTATTTTATTTACAATATTTTCTAAATCAGAAGCTATACTTTCAGCGCTCCAATTTTCGCTTGGCTCTATCCAACCTTCTGTTCTTTTTGATACATCACTTAAAGTGTTTGCAAATGTTTTTAAATCTTGATCTGTATTAACAATATTTTTTAAGTAAGCTAAATCTCTTTTTGATATACCTGGAACTTCGTAACCCGCTTTATCAAACAAATAGACTCTTACAGCATTATCAAAAGTAAAGCCTGTGTTTTTATCTATTATTTTACCTAGTTTTTTCTTAACATTAGGTAGTTCTTTTCTTAACATTTTGTAATCGTCAAGTATAGACATACGTGCTTGATTCATCTCTGCATCAGCTCTAGCAAATGGATCTAGCAGAGCTTTTTTCATAAAAGCCATATCAGCATCGCCTTGCTTACCTTTACCGTAAAAAGCATATAATAACCCTGCGAAGTCATCAGCTGAAGGTGGCACAAAAAACTTATATTTACCTATGTTTTTACCACGTTTTTTAGCAACTACAGGTGAAAATACTTTTTCAGCTCCAACGCCTTTTTTACGCTCTATCATTTTATTAAGCTCTTTGCTCATGCCTTTGCTAAACTGTACTCTAGCTTGAACAGACTTACCTTTAATATCTAGTTGATCAAACACGTGCTGTACGGCTTTAACGTTAGGCATAGCATCATCAACAAAATACATGTCGTTATAACCTTCGGCATATTTATCTAAAAACCACTGAGCCTTAGCGTCGCCTCTACTATCACCCAAGCCTGTTATATTTTTGAAAGGTATGTTTATACCTCTCTCTTTTAGCCATTGGTGTATAGGATTAGCCGCTTCTTGCATACGAGCTGTTAATACAAATACATTGTCAGGCCCGTACTTACTTATTTGATTTTTCATTTTCTGCAATAAAGGCCCTTCTTTACCACCTCTAACTCTTACAAAATCAGAAAAATCAAAACTATAACCTTCATCAGCGTATCTAGGCCCGTCAATAGGCCATTTATCAGACGGTATTCTAACTACATCGTCTCCTTTAGTAGCTGTTATAAAGTTTTTACCATCAATAATTAATGTTTCATCAAAATCAAAAGTTGACATACCTCTTGACTTGCTAGCGTATTTGTTAACAGCTCTAACATTGTTTATATTTTTGCTAATTGCTTTTTTATTGCCAGCAGGTTTAGAAAATACTGCACCACCATCTGTGCTAACATTATATATTTGATCAAATGTTTGGCCATCAAAACCTTCTATAGACGTTGGATCTATACCACCGTTTTGCATAGCAACTATAGGATTAAAATATCTTTCAAACCAGCTATTAGTTATAACACTCCAATTATCAGGCATAACTTTTTGCAAGCTTTTTCCAGAAGGCGTTTTAGCATTTCTAAGCCTGTCATCCATAGCTTTATCTAAAGCTATTAACTTGTAATTATCTGTTACGAGCTCGTAAGCAGTATTGAAGTTATTTGTTTTGTTTTGAGCATCAGTTAAAGCAGCGTCTAATAAATATATATAAGCGGCTGTAGCAGGCATAGCATGCTCATACTCATATCTAGCGCCTGTTATTTTTTTAGAAAATCCAGATATTTCTGCGCCTAATTTATGCCAATGACCTGTATCGTTAGCAACAAAACCTAAATAAGTGGCTATACCAGCAGCAGAATTTTTATCATTTTTTATAGCATCTGCCATGCGTCGCCACATTTGCCTATGTATTTCTTTTACTTTTTCATTAAAGTCTTTTATTCTACCATCTTTAAACGCTTTTCTAGCTTTTTCAGGCGTACCTATTAAAGTTTTATATTGATTCCTTAAAGTATATATTTCTTTAGCATCAATTCCTTTTATTGGATCACCGTATACAACTGAGTCATCGTTTTTTAAATCATCAATAGCTTTCTTATACTCAGACCAAAGAGGATTTTTTGAGGACATACCTAAGTTTTTGTTGCTACTAGTGAATACGGTTCCACCTCTAGGCCCAAAGAAAGCTTCTTTAGGAAGTAACGGTAACACGTTATTTTTTAAGTTTTCTATAAATATAGGTATATCTGTAGATTTTTCAACTTTTAAGCTTTTACCAGCGTCATAAAGTTTTAACAGCTTGTTAGAAGCTTTACGTTCACCTTTTATTTTAGATAAATCTATACCAAACTCAAAGCGTAAATTAGCTATATTTTCTATGTTAGCTGGAAAACTAAAAGCTACTTTGCTTTGAGCAGCTGTAATATCTGCTGTTTGTTGTTTAATAGCTTTAGCTTCTTCTGGCTTAGCCGTTTTTAATTTAGCTTCTTGATTTCTTTGTGCTCCAGATAAAGCAGCATTAATAGAATATACTTTAGCAACTCCTTTTAACATCTGGCCTATATTTCTAGTATACTCGTTTTTCTGTCCAGCAGGAGTCATACCTAAATCTTTTCTAAGCTGATCTAAAACTTCTTTAGTTGGTTTTCTAAACTTTTGTTTTAATTTTTTTACAGGAGTTTGAGATGTTAATCCTTTACTTCTACCTTTAGGAGATGTCATAATACCAGTTGGATCTATAAAATCTTCATAGAAATAATCTAATGGTAAACCTTTTAACCCTATAGCAATACCGTAAGTGTCTCTAGAAACTTTTATACTTTCACCCTGTCTATTTATGTCAGCTGTCATTTCAGTAACATTGTACAAAGGTAAAGTTCTAACAAAGTTTTCTAAGTTTTGTTGTTTTCCATAAAATGCTTGTATTTGCGAAGCTTCAGACGGAACGGCCATACCTTCTTTAACGTTTAAAGTAGGTATTAAATTAGCTCCACCTTCCATTATTTTTTTAGCAGGTATGCCAAATATAAGTTCACCAGCTTTACCAGCATATTTTTTTATAATCTGCTTAAATGTATCACCTTCGGCAGGTTTTACTAAAGATACTATTTTATTTTCTGGTACTCCAACAAAGTCTTTAAGTATGTTAATTTTAGTTTTACCTTTTTGGTAGGTAGCGCTCTCGTTAGCAAGCGGTTGAGCTGAGTCATCTTGTAAACCTGTAACTTCATCTAAACTTACGCCTCTAGTAGCCGCATCTATTTGTCTACCTCTAGCAAGTATTTCAGCTGCTCTAGGTCTTAAAGTACTACTTAAAAACGTTGTTACTTCTCTTTTTTTATTGTAAGTATCTAATAACTTTTTATCTCCACGTCTTACTTTTTTACCGTCTTGAAGAGTAACTTCAGGAAATATACCAAGCATTTGCTCTGATATAGCTTCTTTAATAGAGCTCATTGATATTTCGCCGGTAGGATTAAACTGAATAGCATTACTAATTACAGGCCAGTTCTTTTCAATTAAAGCTTCAACTCCTCCAAAAACCTGTTCTCGCGTAGATCCTCTTGAGTTAATTATATCAACTAAAGACTTGTTGTCTAAACCTACGTCTAAATATTGTTTAGCTTCAGGACTAACTTCTTGTGCAGCTCTCGATTGAGGTGTTGTAGCAGCTTCAGTGTCTGTGTCTTGTTCTGGTGTTATTTGTATACCTTTAGTTCTAGCTTTATCAACTATTCTTTGAGCTACTTTATCACCTTCAATAGATCTTTTAAATGTAGCAACGAAATCAAACACTTGCTTACCGTTAGCAAACTTTAACTGTCTGCCAGGTAAATAAGCCATTAATATTTCTGATATACGTTGCCCTAGACCAGTTAAAAATCCTTCAGCTTTAGTTTGATACTCTGTGTTAACGAAAGCGTCAGAGAGTAAGTTTAATACTTCTTGGCCTTGTATATCTGTGCCTGCTTCATAGCTTTGAAGTCTAGCTAATATACCACCGTCTATCAAAAGTCCACCTTCTTCATTTTCAAGTAAATAGTTTAAAAGTTTTTGACCAGTTTGTATACCTACACCTTTAGCTTCTTTAGCTCTGTAGCCTTTTTCTGTTAAAAACGTATTACGAAGCACAGCATGTAATAGTTCGTGTGCAGCTACATTAATATTACCGTTGTCACTAATAGCTTTATCAGTATTAATAACAATTTTCATACGACCAGTAGAATTATCTTCTAATAAAAAGCCGTGAGCGTTTTTAGCTTCTTTAGCGTTTTCACGTAAAGCACTTTGCTCAGCTTCAACTTCTTTAATTTTTTTACGTATTTTTGTTTTTTCTTTTGAATCTTTAGCGGCAGCTAATTCCTCTTGTAAAAGAGCTATATCGTAAGCTAGATTATTTTCTTCTTGCTCTATAAATCTTTCTACTGCTTGTTCGCCTGTAACTTCTTCTATGTCTATATCTTCTTCTTTAAAGGCTTTAGATTTTCTTACACCTTCAGTAATCTCGTCCATTAATATTTTACGACGAGCTTTTCTAACATCTTCAGCTACTTTTTTTCTACCTCTAACGTCTTTTGTTCTTCTGTCAACACCTGAATACTTTTGAACTATTTCATCTATTTCAGTCTGTATTTCTTTTATTTTTTCTTTGCCAGATCTAGTTTTATTTTTCTTACCTTGTAACTGTTGTAGTTGAAACTCTAGATCTGTAAGCTTTTCTATATCAGCTTCATCGCTAACTCTATCATCTATTTGAGTCTTTATTATACTTTTGCTGAGTCTTTCGTAAACATTATTAGCATAATTATCATCATTATCTATTTTAATGTTCATTTTAGCTAAATCTTCGTTTTTAGCTGCTTTTACGATTTTGTCAAACTCATTAAAATTAATGTTTGTTTTACCTCCGTCTAAAGAATATTTAGGCTTTCTAAGCGCGCTAAGACTTGTAGACGCTGCTACATCTATTGGGGCTTTAGGCAAATTAGCAATACTTTCTAATAGTATTTCTTTAGTATCTAGCTTTTCTCTTCCTTCTACTATTTGACCAGCAGTCTCACCTAAAGCACCACCAGTACTTTCCGCAACAGTAGCAACACCTGTAGCTGCAGCAGCACTTGCAGATCTTCTAGCTAAGCTTTCACCAGTACCTCTTACAGCTCTACCAACAGCACCGGCACCTTTAATACCTACCATACTAGTTAAACCTTCAATAGTACCAATAGTCATACCTCTACCTAAAGCTCTACTTTTTATAGAATATCTAGTGTCTTCATCAGACAAAACTTTTTGTATGTTTTCTGAGTTAAACTCCAGGCCTTGCTCTTCAAGCTCTTCTTGCAGTAGATTAGTAAATGTCATTAAAGATTCTGCCATCATGTTTGATCCCATGAAAAACCCTGGTAATGCACCAAAACCACCAGTAGCAGCACCTACTCCTGCTCCTGTAGCAACACCAGCGCCTAAAACTTGATAGTTAGCTAACTGCGACATGCTCTGCACCATTACCTGAGCTAATCCCATGGCACCTTTTTCTTTAGTAGCAAGTATACCAGACATCACTGTGCTATTACCATCTTCTTTGTATTTATCGTACGAATCGCTCCATTCTTTTAAATCTTCAAGCTCGCCCGCGTTTTGGTAAAGCTCAACAGCATCTGCATATTGTTGAAAGTCATCTTGAGACAAGTCGTCAAATCCACCAAAAAGTATTTTTGATGTTTCATCGTGTGACTTAGCTATATCTAAGCCTAAAGAAGTAGCTTCTCCTAACGATGTTTGACCTAAAGCTGTTCCTTTAAAATAATCTGTAAAGTCATCAAACATTTCAAGTAAAGCGCTTTTCTTCTCTGGTTGACCTGGTTCATCTGGAACTTGTATAGGCACTATTCCACCCCAGTATTTAGTAGTTGTTTTAGGCTTTTTAGGCTGTTCTTGTGATTCCGAAAAAGTATTTTCCAAATATGAATCCAAATTTACGGACGTTGTAGTACTCGGCTCTGCTGACACGTCCGGAGTCTGCGAGCCTTGGTCCTTTCCCGCTTTAACAGCGTTAGGATATTTTTTTAAAAATTCTGATAATCTATTAGGTGCTACATTGTAAATTACACCGTCAACGATATACTTTTCTGTCATAACATTAAATTTATTTTATTCTGAATACTCGTTATTTTCTTCAAATGTTTCTATCGTAGCAATATTTTTTAAAGCTTCTGCAAGAGAATAATAAACACCCTTACCAACAGGTGTTTCTCCATCTATACTATAAACTTGCCATATTCTATTTCCTTTTGCGTTTGATCTAACTTTAACAGTAAACTTACCAAGAGTAAATTCTTCTTCAGTGTTAGGTTCTTTAGCTTTATCAAACATTTTTCTTAGTTGGTCTTCTGTGTAAGTTTTAGTAGCAGTGTAAGTTCCTTGCTTATTATATGTAGCTATACGATAAGTTTGTTGTGGAGTTTCTTCATCTTTACCCTCTACACTAGTTGGAGTATTTTCTTTTATTTGAGATTTAATAGAGTCGTATTGATTCATAGCAGCGTTAGTTCTAAAGTTTATCCACTGTTCGTCTAAGTTTACTTTACGCATTAACTGCTTGTATTGAGATTTAGCTAAATCAATATTACCTTCTTTTTCGTCTTGCATCATCTCTTCGTATTCACTAGGAAACTTTTTAGCTAACACAGCATCAAACTCTTCTGATCCATATAAAGAGTCTACAAACTGATCTATACCTGCAGAGTCAAATATTGCTTCTGGATCACTATAATAATTAGCGCTTACTACGTTGCGTATTTGCTCTTGTATTAACTCTTTAGGAGTGTCTTCATCTTTCGCGTAACTTCTAATATTATTAAATAGCTTTGTGTCATTTGAGATCCATTCGCCATTAATTGTTTTCATTGGTTTCCAACTAAGGACATCAATAGGATTTTCTACATTGCCGTTTGGATTAGCAAAATATGTTTTACCTGTAGTAGCATCAAAATTTTCTGCAGCCATAGTTCTAGCATTACCAGTAACAATTTGATCCCAAAGCATATTCTCTTGCTTATTGTAAACACCTTTACGCATGTCGTCGTTTTCTATACCTTTTTCTTGTAAATCCATTATATGATTAACAGATCTTATATAGTTTGCTGTTCTATTGTTTATAGCATTTAACTCAGCATTAAGCTTTTGCTTTTTTTCTCTACTAACAAAAGGTTTAGCTAACTTGTTTGTTATATCAGCGTATTGGTTTTTTAAAGTTATTAAATTATTTATTTCACCTGCAGTAAATTGACTAGTGTCTGCTTTAGTAGAAACTTCTCTTTTCATGAGTTCATCTTTTGCTTCTCTTGAAGCTTGAGCTATAGTTCTAATACCAGAATATAATCCACCGGCAAGACCTTTTAAAGCGTCAGGTGTAACTAAAGAGTCACTACCGTAAGCGCTAGTAACAGCGTCTATTAAAGCAGCATTATAATTAAAAGGTGATTTTTTATCTTTCATATTTATTTAATTTACATTCAAGGCGCTAAAATTGTTGCTGCGCTACCAGCTAAATCTCCTGCTAAATTCATCCACATCTCTGTGTTTTGTTGTCTTGCTTGATCTGCAGCTTGTTTTCTACCAGCGGCCATGCTTAATAATTCTTGTTGTTTACTAAGCTCTCTTTGCAAAGCACTTTCAGCACCTTGAGCTTTTAAAAGTTGATTTTGAGCCGCAGCATCTAGTTGAGCACGTTGGACACTTTCTCTACCAGCTAAAATAGCTTGTTGTCTCGCTGCTTCGCCTTGCATACGCTGCATGTTAACAGCGTCTTGTCTTTGAGATATACTAGCTCTTGTTGCCGCAGCTTGTTCTTGAGCACTTCTACCAGCTGCTGTAGCTAAAGCGCCAAAACCACTACCGCCAGCGGCAGCACCTAAAGAAGCCATAGTATCTCTTTGTGATTGAGCAAATTGCTCGCCTGCTAATCTTTCAGCAGCTGTACTAACTGATCTTGCTTCTTCAAAAGGATTTTGCATGCCTTCGTAGACATTTTCCATGCCTTCGTAAACGTTTTCTAAATTACCATAAAAATTTCGGCCTACATCAAAGTTTCTGTAGTTATCCATTTGAGTATTAAACTCTCTTCTAGCTTCTCTTTGCTCAGCTATTCTTCTTTCTCTTGCTTGACTAAAATGTAAAGGTGTTGTTTTTCCTAGTGCCATTATATGATATTTTATTTGTTTTTATAATTACTCTTTATGCTATTTATTTACTACTCTCTTCAGAATCGATAGCTACGCCATATAATTCAGCTGAAGACGTAGAGTCATTGACCATTTTTACTTCTGCATAGTAACCTATAACAGAACTTAACTGCACTTGATTATCTTTTGATATAAAAACATAATCGTTTGCTGTTGGTAGATCTACATTTATTGTAACATCTACATATATCGAATTACCTTCTACATTAACTACTGGGCCTAAAGATATAACATTGTTATTGTTAGTGCCAAAGCTAAATGCATCATCACCAGCTGATACAGCTAAGTTGTCAATATAATATGCTTGATCTCCAACTGCTACTGGAGAACTTAAGCTTGAAAATTGTAAAAGTACTATTGCCATTTTTTATTTATTTTATCCTTGGAAAGTGCTAGCAAAAACAGATACACCTGCATTGTACGGAGTACCGGCACCGCTACTAACAAAAATAAGTCTAATAACATGATCGTTAGCTTGAGCTCCAAATTGTTCGTTTTCTATAGGATTAATTCCTTGTATAATAAAATTTTGTAAAACATTTCCATATCCAACAAAAGGACCTAGACCATCTAAAAATCCTGACGTCAATCCTCCTTGTGGCGTGTTTTGACCTAAATTAAAAGTAACACTTCCATGTGGAAAATAAGGGCTATTTACATCGCCAGGCTGATGTATAGTACCAATAGTATTCATAGTTGTACTAGCTACGTTTACTTGACCGTTAGCTTCAGTAAAAGTAGTGCCATCTGTAAAATCAACTTCACCTTGTATTCCATCTAATACAGATACTTCAAACCCATCACAACCATAAACACCTATAGGAATTGTTATTGAGTTAGCGCTAGGGCTATTATGGCCGTAACCAACTAGTACACCAGGATTATTATCGCTTATCACTTCTATTCCTTGACCTTGATTAAGGCCGGGCTCCATTTGAAACAGTGAGCCACCAGGATAAAATTGTTCAAAATCATTATTGTTTGTTAATAAATTAGAAGAGTTTCCGTTATCACCTGTTCTTATTGACCCCGGCGGTATATATATGTAAGATTCAGTTATACCAACTTGAACAAAAAGTTTTTTATCAACATAGTTGTTACTATAAGCCTCTTCAAGCTGATCAACAGTCATATCATCTAACGCAACATCATAATTTCCAGGTACACCATTATGAAATCCTCCGTATAAAACAAAAGCCCTAAGATCATTTAAGCCTTGACCTTGGTATAGTTGATATTGAATTTGATAATTATATGAATATAGTCCTGAAAAAACACTGTTATCATTAGCGGCAGGAGCAGCAGACATAGATTGTATACTACTGACCCAATCTGGAGTTCCTTCAATAAGAGTAATATCACCTACTTCAATCAAATTACCAAGCCCTTCGCCAAACGCAACACTACCTTGCTCAGCCTCTCTTATAGTCATATCTGGTTTAGACTCTAAAGCTGTAGCTGATGTGCTAGGATTTATAGGTGCAGATATAATATTTTGAGAATAAAGTGTTCCGTCATCAGGCTGTAAAACTGTTAAAGTATCAGCTGAAAGATTACCTATATTGCCATAATCTACAAATATTATAGTTCTAGGAGGGCTTTGTTTTATTTGATGCTCAACATCAGGTACGCCAGTATTGTTATTAGGATGAAAAAACTGTATAGTAGCATATCTAAACGCTCCTAATCCTCCTCCATAGCCTAAAGGATTATTATTAACAGTATATAAATTGTTTTCACTAAGAACAGCTCTAATCCAATAATCGTAATCTATACCTCCTTCTAAAACATTGTTACTACCAGCCGCAACAAGATTTGTTATACTAGTTAAAGCCGTGTGCTGTTGCATTGGTGAAATGTCAGATATAAAATTAATGTCATTGTCAGTGTTTCCTACTTCAGGCACATCTATATAAATTGGAGAAGCAGAAGGTGCTTGAGATCCGTCACTCATTTTAACAGCGTAGTGTATGGCTTGGTTTCCAGGAATACCTCTAACTATTAAAGCTTCGTTAAATCCTGGTTGTTCTTCAGCAAGTACACCAATAGGAGTTGTTCTAAGAATTGTTGCGTTTGCAGGTATGCCGTTAGTGTCTAAACCTGCTTCTGCGTAAGTATGTGCTGTAGTGAAAACATTATCTGTAGGTGAAACAGTAGCGTCTGCTTGACGTATAACTTTAGTTATTTGCATTGAACCTGGGCTATAGCTAGCCGCTTGAGTTACAGTGAAAGTTGTAGTATCACTAACGTCATCAGGATTAGTAACAGTGAACTGTTTAGTTCTAGCTGAAGACTGTTGACCATTAACAGGGTTGTTGGCTAAAAAAGAAAAAACTAAACCGGTGTTTACAGTGCTTTCAGTAGGAGACTCTCCACCGTATACAAAGCTATTGTTGCCGTTATTAAAAACGTCAATATCTATTGCTTCAACTTGATCTATAGGAACATAAGGCGCGTCTAAACCATTACTAAAAGTATAAAGTATTTCTAACGCCATTAAATTTGGACCACTAGGTATTGATATATTATCGCCATCATTTACTTGAACAAACTCATCTACAAGATCTCCTTCAATATTTTCAAATATATACTTAACTATAGTACTAGCAGGGATAGGCTGATCAAGAGCTGCTTGTGTTATAGTTATAGTAAGGTCAGGAGTAACACCGTTTCCTAAGTTAGTAAACAAGCTTAATACTGTAGTTATTTGTGAAAAAGTATTATTTTCTGGTATAATTAGACCAACTGTGTCTCCATTACCAGTTAAACCATATCCATCATCTTCACTTAACACAGTTCCATCGGCAAGAGCTATAGTAAAATTGTTAAAAGGCACCCCCTGCATTTGTGTAATAAGGAAGCTTGCGCCTTCTTGAGGCGCGGCAGGTATGGTAATATTTTCGCCAATCTCAGTTGCTTGAGCGATACTGTTTTGTACGCTGCCATCTGCAAAAATTAATGCTACGTTTACATTAAAACTAGTGTCTACAGTTGAAGGTGTAATAAAAAATGCTTCTTGATTTTCTGCCCAAGAAGTATTTTCTGTACCTGGCGAAGTATAATTAACTGTAACTTGTTGAATATTTCCATTTACTCCGCCTTCATCAAATACAGCATCAAATGACTCGCCTACAAGTAATGGTCCACCAAAGCCTGCTTGAGGAAGTTGTAGTTGTAACTGTGAGTCAAACTCATAACCATTATCAACTATTACTCGCAAGTTGAATAGCATTATTTCTTCACCTGCATTTATAAGAGCATCAACAAAATAAAAATCGGCATAACCTGGTGCTATACCAAATTGGTTAAGAATACCTAAAATTTCATTTCCTTGAACTGGTGATATTGATACATTTTCACTGGCGCTAACTATACTATAAACAGACGTATTATTATTCATAACACCTATTAAAGCGTTGTAATAAGTTTGAGCTTGTATACCTTGAGTGTCTATGATTACGTTGTAAATAATATCACCCGTAAAGTCTGCTTGTGCTAAAGCGGATAGTGATATAGTCATAGTTACATTATTGTTTACGGCGCCTAAATTTGTATCTGTAAAAGTTACATCTTCAGCTGAAAAAATATCATCTGCAACTAAAATAGCAACACCACCCATAGTACCTGATATAGAAGTTATATTATCAGTAAACATTGAAGCTTGTATATAGTAGCCATCATCTGGAGATATTGTTATAGTTATATCTTCAGCAGAAATTGAAGTAATATTAGTTGAAACAAAAGAACTTGCACTCCAGTTTAAATTTTGGCCAGTTAAAGCATCTTCAGCAATAACATCTACAGGCGTAACATTTATAGTAAGGTTATTACCTTGTCCAATTACATCAACACTTCCGTCTCCATCAGAGTCTGTAAGAACTACAGCATTAGCGGATAAAGCCCCAACGCCTTGTACAGAAAACTCTGAATAATCCAAGTTCGTTACAGTTGTATTACTAGTAGAGTCAGCTGCATTAGTATGAGAAGTTGCTACACCTTTTATGTAATTAAACCATTTATTTTCTTTATCAATAAACTCATCTACTACACCTTCTTGTTGATCTGTTTTTAAATCTTCAACATACCAACCGTTAACATTAGATATATTGTAATATTCACCGTCTCCAGTATTTTGAACTACTCTAGCTTGACTGCCTTCGTATTGCAATGTTTTAAAGCTTTTTATTACTTCAGACATGTCGTTAAACAAAGGCGTTATAGAAGAATTATACTGTAATCCATAAAAGTTATTATATACAGGAGTTCCTGACTCATCGTGATGCAACCATATTTTACCGTTTTTAAAAGTATAATAATAGTTGTTTAGCGTTTGCCCACCTTCTTGTATAAAAGATTTAAAACTAACCCAACCATCAGTCGGCTCGTGATAAGATATTGTGTGTACGTTCTTTTTATCGTTTAAAGCTGTTACATCATGTACGGTTATATTATACTCGTCTTTTCTTCCATCAAAACTACCTGTTAATACTTTAGCTTTTCTAGTGTTGTCGTAAAACCACTGCTTCATACCAACATCAGATATAGTAGTTAAACCGTCTCTAGAAAGCCTTAAAACAGCTCCTTTGTTATTATCAACAAAATATATTCTATATTCATCTAAAGCTACAGACTCTGCGTTTTGACATCCATAATCTCCATCAAAAGGTACAGCTTGACCTAATACATTAGAAGATGCGACTAGTTGAGAGTTACCATCAGCATTAAATAAAGCGTTTTTACCAGAGCTTAATATTCTAGTACACTTGTTTTCACAAAGAGCTACTAAGTCGTTATTTCTAGAAATCAAACTAGTTATAGCGCCATTTTCTTTGTTTAATTTTTTAGTTATTTTATCTGCAAGTATAAATTGATTTATACCATTAATATTGTTATCTTTATTTAATAGTTGAGAATATATTAAATCTGTAGCTTTTCTTTTTCTACCATAAGAAGATAAATATCCATTAGCCTTAAAGCCTGCTTGCTTGCCTATAGCTGTATAAGGAAATATTGTAGCTGAATTAAAAGTATCACCAATTTGATCAGACTCAACGCCGTTACTAAATCCATAGCTGTTAAACCAAGGTATACATTGCTGTAGATTAAAATTGTTATTTGAACTAAATGGCCCTGTTTTAGGATGAGTGCAAGGCAAAATATATAAAGAGCTTTCATCAGCATACATAGCGTAAGCTTCGACAAAGCTTCCATCATTATTTGTAAATCTTATTTTAACTAAGTCGTTAAATGATACATCATCATTAACACTAGCAAACACTTGTTCAGTTGTGTATAATCCAGTTAAAGCGTTAGCTCCAAAATTAAGCAAGTCGCCTGAAGTATTACCTAAATTAACCACGCAAGTGTTTTCAGCGCCATATATTTGACCATAACCAAAATCATAGCTTTCGTTATAGTTGTTAGCTCCTTTTACTTTTGCTACTCTATAAGCAGAGTGCTCAGTGTTCCAATTAGACTGATTTGTTGCTACAAAAGGAGGTGCATTATCTTCTATAATTATTTCAACTTTAGCACCACATTTTATATATTTTTCCGCATAGTAAGTATCTAAGTATATAGGATATGCGCTGCCAACTTCCCAGTAAAAACCTTTAGTTTCATCATCACCTTCGTTAATAGCATTATAGTCAGCTCTTGGTGTAACTTCAAAAATAGTAGGATTACCTGTGTGATCTTCGTTTTGAAAATATTCTAAAAACTCATCAGAGTTACCAACAGAGTCTGGACATGTTTGAGTTATTAACTCTGCATTATATCTTATTTTAACAAAAAACTTTCCATTAACATCAGCACCTGAAGCTTCTAAAGCACCATCAGCGTAATTATCTATAAGAGAGCCATCATAACCAGTTGGTACACTATTAGATATTGATATGACCTTGTATTTTCTAGCACTTTCACTAGCAGTATGAAGACCATGTTTTTTAACAGGCAAAATATAATCTCCTTCATTTATTTTATCAATATCATTGCTATTGAAAGTTAACCAAATATAACTTAAAGATGCGCCGTCGTTATTATCATATATTTTGTGTACAGCTAAATTGTGAGATTTATAAGTATTTTCTTTAACATAAAATTTATAATATTTAGCCCAATATGGTGCTTGATGTTTTATGTTAGCTGATAACAAGTTTTGTAAATTGTTAGATGTAAAAGGTATGGTTATACCTCCTTTTTTTGAGACAACTACAGTTGACTCTCTACCAGCATAATCACCATAAACTACACCAAGTTCATAATTTCTATTTGATCTTACTGTAGGATATGGAATAGGCGTTGTTACAGTATTTATTTCACTAGGAGAGTTAGTTATTTCCCACTTCATACCACTAGTGTAGCTATGACCTGATATTGTTGTTGCGGCTATTCTAAAATGAGATGTACCGTTGACTCCATTTCCTTGTAACGCTACTGTTGGTCCACCAGCTGAATTAGGAAAACTATTTTGATTTGATGGGTAAACAATATTACCATTATTAGAACTAGACGAACTACTTAGTTGAACAGATCCATTTTGTAAATAATCTTTATCAACTTGAAAAGCTATTGCCACATAGTCACCTTCTGTTAAAGCCACGTTTTCTAACTCTAAAACAGCTCTTCTCCAGTCTTGTGGCCCAACTTTTAAATGATCAAATATTTCTGTAGAGTTTTCAAATGGAGTTATATCATCATAATTATCTGCTACAGAAGGTGTAGGAATAAAAAATGTACTATTGCTTAAGTTAGGACACAAAGCGCCTGTAGCTACTGTAGACTGGTATACACCAGCGTTATTATATTTATTTAAAACTAATCTAAAAGGAGCTTGACGTAGTAAACCTCCTGTGGCAGCTGCTTGATGAACTGGCTCGAAGTATTGCATAAAGCATTGAGCCCAAACAGAAGCTGTCATACTATAAAGTCCATTTACTGGAACTTTATATAAATATGGCTTAGTGTCGGGCATCCAAGAATCATTGTTATATTCTTGCATTGACCCTAATATAGACGGTATTAATTGAGTGGTATAACTAGCCGCTGGATTTGCTACAGCCCATTGATCAGCTACTGAAAAATCTTGAAAATTACCATCAACACCCTCATCTACATTTACACCAGCAGCATCATACACACCAGCAAATTGATCGCCACCAACATCAGGATTTCCATCTTCTGGACGTATAGCTAATAAATCTCCTTTGTTGCTAATATCTACCTGTTGATTAGTTGCTCCAGGAAACATATTTCCAAAAAAGAAACCACTATTTGTCCACGAAGTATAGCTTGACTGAGGTGAAGATACTGTTAATAAGTTGTTTGAAGATTGAATGTTAAAGCTACTAACAGGTGCACTGCTAGAGTTTACCGAAGCTGCTATATCACCTTTTATCTTTGGAGCAGAAGATGATTCGTACGGTATTAAATCATAGTTTTCTTCGTAGTTACCGTAAGTTAATCTTGAGGCTATTATTGACTGAGCTTTAGCTTTAATAGGAACATTGTCAAAATTTCTTAATATTTGATTTGTTTCTATAGTAGTACCTATAGCCTCAGAGTTTAATTCAATATATCCTTTATTTTTAGAATTAAAAGTTGATGGCTTAAGATTAAACTCATCATCTTGACTAGATATAGTTTTTATAACATAGAGATTTAATAAAGAGTTATCTCTTATTATTATATCTACTTCAGTAACATCTTCTGGAATATCAGCTGGGTTAAACTCTGAAACTTTTATATAAGTCATGTTATTCAACATGCTTTCGTTAACTCCATTTTCAGCGCTAAAATTGTAAACTTGAGGAACAAAAGCTGGTATTGAGTAAGGTGAAATGCACGAATATTCTCCGTCTGTATATTTGTATCTATATGCAAAAGAAACGAATGTGTTTTCGTAAATACTTATTTCATTAGTTAAAGTTCCTGACCAAAGCTCGTCGTTTGTTCCTACATCGTATGTGCTTTCTAAAAATGTTAAAGAAACTTTAAATACAGAACCAGTACCATCGTTTATATATTGTACAAGAGGGGTTAATATTGTAACTTTAGCTTTTTTACCACTACTTAATCCAGTTAATGTTATTATATCACCTTGAATCCAGTTTACATTTTCAGTAGAGCATATTATATGAAAAGTAGTTCCTAAAGCCATTAACTCAACGCCACCAAAACCTAAACTTGATATTGAATTATTAGACGTATCAAATTGTTGAACAGGGCCTAAAAAAGAATTAGAGTACACTTGATTAGTGCCTGGTATTTGAGATCCGCCAACTCTAACATCGTTAGATACTTCTATTTGTGGAGCTGATGTAGGATTTCTTTTTATAACTGAAGTATGTTTTACAGTAGGATATATACCACTACCTTCTGGAGCGTTTAAAAGCTCTTCGTTTCCAAAAGTCCAATTTTCACTATAGCTATTATTTAAAGATCTTTGTATAAAAGTATTATAAGTTATAGATTTAGTACTAGATTTAAATATATCAATATTTATTTTTCTAGGCTCTGATTTATTATCTGTCCATATTAAAAAGTTGTCTACTACATCTATAGCTGATATTAAGCCAGTTGGAGTAAAACTAGTTTGAGTTTGTCCATTTGAAGGCGTGTTAGTTAATTCAGTTTCTGTAGTTGGAGAGTCAAACATTAAAACCTTAGGGGATATAAATCTAAAAACTGTATTTCCAGCTAAGTTAAATACTGGTGAGCCCGGTGGTATTCCAGAATAATGAACTTGTGCTTCATCTGGATTTATGCTAGTAGTTATGCTTGTTACCACAGGTCTATATCCTTGGTAAGCATTTAAACCATTTGCCCCTAAAAGTTGAACTTCCATACCAACTTTAATCCCTGCAGGCGCATATTCAGGATTTTGCTCTGTACCTAAATTAACACCCGTTGGAACATTATTTATTGTACCGTTTTGTCCATCAACTTGATGAGGTAAATTTCCAAGTGGTCTACATCTAACTTCATACACATCTGTAAATACTGGAGTTACTGTACCTTTACCGTCAGCGCTTTGAGTAAACTCTAATATAGCATCAGCATTTATGCCAACTTTTCTAGCAAAATTTAAATCATCTGTAGTTAATACTTTAGTCTCAAGAGAGTTTATATTTTTAACGTAATAGTATATTCTTTTTGAAGAGTAGTCTGAATCACCTTCGACTACTTTTGATCCTACTACTAAAGCATTAGAACTGTTGTAAGTAAATTCACCGTTAGCTGGAAGCTGATTATTGCTAGAGCCAGTTCCACTTGCAAAAAATTGACCATAGTTATCTTTATCTTGCCTGGTGTTGCCAAGAATATTTTGAGCAGTGCCAATATCGCTATCGTCAGTAGTAGATACTTGTATGTTTAAAGCATCTCTATACTCACCGTTAGGTACTATTCTTTCATCAAGGTCTTTATTCATTTGACCTTTTAAAAATACTCTTTTCAACTTAGTCATTTACTAGTGTTTAATTTGTTTTGATTTACCTCTAAGAACTTGAGTTATTTCTTCTAGCTTAATGTTTGACAACCTAAGCTTTGCTTTTCTTTTTTCTGCAAATGCAGATCTTTTATATTGTTCTACTAAAACAGGTGGTGTATTAGCTCTAGTAGAAAGTACAGCATAAGCTATATACTTATACAAAGCTTCTTCAGCAAATTTATGTACTTGCATCTCAGCGTCTGTGCCTAAACTATCACTTATATATTCTATTATTATTCTTTTACCGTTTAAGTCTGATCCAAATCTTATAAAGTTTCTTATTTCATCTATATAAAAAGATCCGTTTATTTGAGCGTGCTCTGGCTCTAAACCATATCTTTGCCCTTGGTTAGATCCGTATATAGCGTCATTGTAATCGTAATTAGTTGCTTGAGCATCACTAGATTCTGGCGCTATAAAACTACTAGCCGTATCTGACTCTGTATCTAGCACTAATTCATTATCTGTAAAATTGTAATAAGGCGCAACATCTGGCGTTGCTGTTTGACTTATGTTTGATGGATTACTAGTTTTTCTAGCTGGATATAAAACTCTCTGTATACCAGCGCCATCAGAGAAACTTATTTTTACATAGTTAACATAATCTTGAGGCAGAGGTATTGCTAGCGTTGAAGGAACTTCTAGTTCATAAGCTTTTACTGATTTAAAAGTATCAAAGCTAAACTCTTGTAGTCCGCGCATTGCGTGAAATACTACGTCTTGTCTTCTTATTTTACTAATTATTTTTTCTTCACCTACGTAAGCTAACATAAACTGATCTATAACGTTTTGCAAAGAAGTAAATTGATAACCACCAAAACTTCCTGAGTTATAATAATTTGATGCTGTTTGATTTATTAGACCCATTTATTATGATTTTTGTTGTGAAACTTCTTGTACTTCTCTTGGTTGAACAGCCGCAGATATATCAGGTCTACTCATTGATATTCCAGCTAGTCCTAATATTTTATTTACTAACGTGTTTTCTTCTGACTCGTGTAGCTCAAAATCTTGAGCATCGCTAGCAGTACTATTATATAAAGCTTTGCCTTGAAATACTGTAAATGTCCACTTAGGCGGTGTTGGGCTTTTTATGTAGTTATAAGAAACATTGCCAGTAGTAAACGACTCTGGAATTATTTTTATTGTATTAGCTCCAGTTCTAGTATATATTGGATTTAAAGCAGTAGGTGTGGCTAAAGGAGAAAGTTGATAAGTTGTTAGTTGATTTCTATCTACTTCAGATATAGGAACAACAACAGATGGATTACCAGAAGTATAAGTGACTTCGCCTAATCTATAAACGTTGTTAGCTAAAGTAGTATTATCAATTTCTCTTAACGATAGTTCAGAAAAATTAACAACAGCACCAGCTTCAAGGCCTTCATAAAGAATAAAACTTATAGTGTAACTTTCATTGCCGCCACTATTATCGTTGTCTGTTGGTTGAAAATCTAAAATATATTCTCCACCTGTTTCAACTTTAGTAATAAGATTATAAAAACCATCAGTTGCATCAGCACCTTGTGCTTGAATAGATATTTGAGGAACATCGTTAGCCGTTGGATCATTAGCGTAGGAAACTTTTGCTTTAATTCTATATTTTTTTGTTGTATCTAGTGATACTACTTCAGAGACAAACGGATTACCTGCAACGTCGTTTACTATTTGTAAGCTAGCTACATAACCATTATTAGCATTAGATACTATAACAGGAGCAGCATTACCTGCGGTGCCATCAACCCACTGAGCATTGACAGCGCCACTTTCAAACGTTGGCTGCGCAAATATCTCTGTTGAAGATACCATAGTCGCATCATTAACTCTAAACGGCGCTATTTTTTCTTCTAATATATACAGTTGATCTGAAAACTCTGTAGAATTACCTGGAGCTCTCTGCATTTGATTTATATCATAAAAATATTGCTCGAATATTTCTTTTTGAGCTAAATCAGCAAACAGATTAAATTCTTGAGGCGTAATATAACCTCTTTGTTCTTTATTGGCAATAGCCAAAACTTTTTGATATACGTTGTTTACACTTATTGCCATTTAATTTATTTTTTTATAGTTAAGTAACCACCCTAAATAGAGTGGCTACTCTACTATAAGATAGTTACGCATTTAAGCGCTTTTCTATGTTGGAGTATATCTCCATACCTTCATCTGTTTTAAACCAAGCGGCTAAAGCAGAATATGGGTGCTCATCAAAAGGTACAGTCATTAGTTTTCTATCAGTTGATCCCCACATAAAGTGACGTTGATCTTGTGATAGTTTTAGTATACCAAGCTCAGTAGCTTTAATACCAAAGTTTCTAAGCTGAATATTTTCATCACCGACTAAATTTAAGAACAGTTTAGGATTTTTACGAGCAAACAATAAACAATCTCGTTTAAGCTCCTTAGAACTCATCTCTGATACTCTAGATCCTATCTCTGTTCTCATTATAGCTTCTACAAAATCAATATCTATGTTTCTAGCTAAATCTAAAGCTTCAATCTCCATTTCTAAAATATCGAGTTGATCCTCAGCAACAGCTACAGGTTTATGCTCGTAGTAAATTTTATCTCTATCAGGGTGATAAAGAGATAACAGCTTTTGAAGAACAGTTTTATTTTTAGGAACAAAAAGAGCGCCAGTTCTAAAAACTATGTGCTCTAATCTTTGATCACCTTGCATTTCATCTACAAAAACGGTTTTTTGATTAGAAGTGTACTTTAATTCTCTTTCGTAACCAGCTTCTTCATCAAAATAATATATTCCTGTAGCTCTTAAACTTCTTGATAAAGGTTTTTTATTACTTTTTAAATAATAAACTCTATCTTTTATTTCCCATTTTGGTTTTTTTGGCTCAGCTTCAATTTTAACTTCAACCATTTTATTTGTAGCCTTTATTTCTGGCTGTGCTACTTCAACCTCTGGTGCAGCTTTTGCTGCGGCTTTTTTCTTTGCCATAATATAATATAATAAAAAATTAAAAAAAGATCGAGGGCCGTAGCCCTCGACCATAATTGATTTACTTCATCAACATAAAGTTGTTAGCACCTTGAGTAACTAAACATCTTTCTGATAAGAAGTGGATTTGCATTGCATCTAATGCTGTTGTAGCAGCTCCAACCGAACCAGTAGTCCAAGTCTTCATTCTACGATCATCAGTTTGAGAAGCTCTATAACGAACGTGTAAGAACGGACGCTTAAAGTTTTTCCCTAAAGTTTGATCATAAACTGTAGAAGTACCAGCTGGAATAATGACACCACGAATAGCGTTAGCACCAGCAGCAGTGTTAATACCACCACGAGTAGCTAAATCATTTAAGTAACGGAAGTCAGACTTATAGAAGTCATAAGAACCTCTTCTGAATCCAGAGAAACCTAAATTTAAAGCCATATCTTCAGAGTTGTCAAACACTCCGTAAGAAGTACCACCAGCTCCGTAAGAATTCATAGAAGCTAACATATCGTCCATAGCTAGAGACGTAGCTCTATTTACAAATAACATGTTTTCTTCAATAGCTCCTTGACGATCAAACTCAGCTAAAATAGCATCAAACTCAGCTAAATCAGTAGCAGCGTTGATACCGTTAACACCAGTAGTAACATTACCACGAGTTTCGATAGCATCGAACAAACCTTGAGTACCTGTAGCAGAGCCATCAGCTAAACCTAAACCTTGAGTATCAGTTAAATCCGCGTTAGCATTGATAGAACCGTATATAGAGTTAGCAGCATCAGCAGCCTGAGGACCACCAATCTTAGACTCAAGCATAGCCATTTCTAAGTAATCAGTGAAACGAGCTCTTGTGTCAGCTTCAGCTTTTAAGTACCATAGGTAACCAGAAGCTCCAGACTCAGAAGTAATTTCAATCCAACCAACTCTTGAAGCGTCTGATCCAGATACTTCGTAGTAATCTTTTAATATAATTGGCTTATTTGAAAAGCTTCTAAATCCAGGTTCGTTAGCACCTCTTGATTCAGTAGTAGAACCACCGTCTACTTTGTTATATCCAACACCTTTACCAAACTCAGATCCATAAACTAAAATAGTAAGATCTTGAGAGTCACCAGTAGCTGCGTCAGTTAAACCAGCAGCTTGTAAGTTACCAAAGCCATAAGGTGCCACGTTAATTCTGTCAGCACCATCGCCAGCAGCAGTTTCTAAGTTAACACATATAGCTTGAACTACAATACCAGTAGCAGCAGAAGCAATTAATAGAAGGTCATTTGGACGAATACCGTGATCAGTTCCAATATCATTTCCATCAATATCAGTTTCAATTTCAATTTGTCCACCTTCAGCTTCGTCATCGTCTCTTGTTCTACCTTTGTAAGATAAATGTAAACGACCTTGCTCAGACCAAACAACTTGGTCAGCAGTCATAGCTTCTTCAGCACCTATTTGTGATAAGAAACCTGAAATTGTTCTTGGGCCATAAATTTCCGCTTCCTTCTCCATAAGATCTGGTACGTACTGTTGAGCCCAACCTTGACCTGTAGTAGATGCAAGGTCTAAATAGTTTGTTGAAAGAGCTTGCTGTCCAGCAGCAGGAGCTAAGTTCAACAAAGTTCCATTAGTAATTGGCATAATTTCTAAATTTTAAAGTTAATTTTTGTTTTTAATTTTAAACTTAAAGTCAGAAGAACTTTGCCCTAAAACTTTTACTTTAACACCTCCAGCCTCGTATTCGCCCTGAGTTTGCCTTGGCTCCATGCTTACGTTTTTGCTTTTTGCAACACTCTCCTTGAGAGCATCGGCTTTTCCTTGATCGTAAAAATGTTGCGCTATGGCGTCAGCGTTCATAGCAGAGTATAAAGCTTTGTGATAACCTTTCGCGTCGTTTATAAAACCATCATTGCCAACAAACTTGTTTACAAAGTTATTAATGTCGCTTTGCACATTCTTTATATCGTTGGTGTTCTTAACATTAAATCTAAATCTTTTTTCTCCGACGTTATATTCAAAACCTTTGAATTTGTCGTTAAAAACATTATTTGTTTTTTGTAAAAACGTAGACTCTTGTTTTTCACGCAAAAGCTTTGCAGCTTCTTCTTCTTTCTTATAATTGTTAAAAAAGTTTATAGCCTCTTCTTGATCTTTTGTAAGATTAGAATTAGCTTTAACTTCTTCATAATACTTAGACTTTTGCCCGTCTAAATAGGCTTTAGCGTTGGCAACTTGCTCTTTTAACGCTAGCTTTTTTCTTCTAATTTCTCTATCATCATCAACTTCTTCATCGTAGTTAAATTGATCTTCCATTAAAAAAGATATTTCTTCTCCACTTAAATGTGGTTTAGTTTTTCTATAATACTCTCTAAGAGCGTCATCGTTATCCATATCTGAATAATCTCTATTTAACGCTACATAATCTTCTAAACTACCACCAGTTTCTTCCATAAACTGATTTAGCTTTTCTAAATTACCAGGTATTTTTATTTGTATATTACCTTTTTCATTTACGCTAACATCTAGTTTTGGCTGTTCGACTTCTTCAGTTACTTGCTCTTCACTTTCTTCGGTAACTTCTTCAACTCTTGTTTCGTCATCTTGCTCGCGTACTTCTTCGCTAGTTTCGGATTCGTCGCGAACAGATACCTCATCTGTGTCTTGCTCCTGAATGGCATCTTCTTCTGTATTAATATTATCTAAATTAACTCTTATTACATTTGAATCTTCTAAATCTTCAACAGTATCTAAGTTAACTTTTGTTATTTCTTGTTCTTGCGGCTGTTCTTCAACAGTTTCGTTTTCTTCGTTGTTTACTTCTTCAACAACGTTTTCATTGTTTTCTTCCATAATAAAATAATATAAAAATTAGTTAATGTTATTTAGGCTCAAATACACCTAAATCAAATCCACCACCAAGTATATCATTACCTGATGACTCGAATTTTTTAGGTGGCTTACCTGTATTTCTCTGATCTATAAGCTCGCTTTGTTGACTAGCTTGTATTCTAGTTCTTTCATCTTTACGATCTTCTAGCTTTTTAGCTCTAGCATCTTTCTTAGCTTCTTCATTCATTGTTAGCTGTTTATTTATATTAAACTCCAACATCATAAGCTCTTTCTTTAATTGAGCTTCTCTTTCAAGCTGTTTAGTTTTTAAATCAGATTTAACTTGCTCTAGTTGAGACTGAGTTTGAACTAAGGCTTGCTGCTTTTGTATTTCTGCTTGTGCAGCGACTTGTTGAGATTGAGCGTTAGCTTGAGCTTGAGCTTGTATATTTTGCTGTTGCATCAACTGATCTCTTTGCTGTTTTTGTTTTCTTCTAACCTTCAGCATTTGATTAGCTAACTTTAAGTTTTGTATTTCTCTAATATCTATAGCGTCTTCTAAATCTATTAACTGCTGACCTAAAGCTACAGCTATATTACCTTCTAGCAGTTGTTTCTCTTCTTCATCTGGCATTAAGTCTATAAATATACCAAAATCATATAAATGTAAGTTAGACATTTCTTCTAACGTAGCGACGTTATGAGCGCCAAGAGCATGTACAAACGCATCTTTAGTTGGCGAATATTCTATAACATCAGATATTCTAAGTGAAAGCTTTTCAGCTGTTTCAGCTGTTAAAAATAAACCAGCTTGTAATATATGTCTTGTGGCAGTGTTTGAGTTTGCTGCGGCTAGCTTTTGAACGCCTACTAAAGCGTTTTTATCAGGCGTACTACCATCTCTAGCTTCATTAAGGCCAGTCACATCACGTATCATCTGTAAGTAGTAGTTATACGTGCTTATTAAGCTTTGTATTTTACCTCCACCGTTTCCGCTAGATATTTCTTGTATTGGAACTCTTCCAGCGTTAGGCTCGCCAAGTTCGTTCATTGATCTACCAATAACACTACCTGTTTGGAAGAACATGTTTAAAGCTTCTTGTGGATTATAATTTGTACCGTTACCTAAATCTATTTCAGCTAATCCGTCAGCATCTAAGTATATACCATCAGGTATCATACGCGACATTACTTGCTGTAGCTTTAAGTGTGTAAGTTGTATCATGTCAGCAAAGCCAGTAATACGTTTTACTAGCGAGTCTATTCTTCCTTCGTATATATGAGGGGCGACTATACTGTAATTCATTTTTACTTTAGTATAATCGCTTTTTGGCCTCATCATATTGCTAGCCATTTCCCACTTCAATAACTTATTAGAGTTTAAAACATATACTCCTTCGTATAAACACTCTACAGATCTTTGTAACTTTTTAAAATTACCTTCTTTATCTTTAGGTGGATTAAAAGTATCATCTTTTGGTATAGCTTTTTCAGCGCCACTACCAACTTCTTTTACTTTATAAACTTCGTTCATATAAGTTTTATAGTTAAAATATAAAACTTGAACGTGGTTTTTATCGTAATCATTTCTATAGCCATACTGGTTTCTATGTCTATGGCCGTAATTGTTTTGTGATATTTCTTTTATTTCTGACTCGGTTAAATTAGGAAACTGTTTTACAAGCTCATTTATAGGTATTGTTTTAACTTCACCAACGTAATATATATCATCAAAATAAGGAGAGTCTGTATGAGAGTAAACTAAGTCTACAGGATCTACATAATCTACAACTACGCCTTCAGAAGTGTTAAAGCTAGTTTTTACTGCGCCAATACCTAGCACTGTAAGATCATTGAAAAATCGTCTTTTTATAAGTTCATAGTCGCTACCTTCCATGAGCATTTTTATAGCTTGCTCTTCAGCTATTTCTACAGCTTGCTTATATGTTAACTGCATGTGAAGTTTTAATTCTTCTTCGTTTTGAGGCATATTAGCCTCATCATTTTCTGTCAAGCTTACGCCGGTAGCTTGCTCTACCATTTTATTATAATCTCTTGTTCTTATGTCTCTAAGAATAGACTCCATATAATCTGTTCTTTTAGCTACGCCAAAAGGATCTTGAGAATAAGCTTTTATATCGTAATTTCTTTGTGAAAGACCGTTGACAACAATATCAACAAATTTAGGAATTATAGGAACTGGCTTCCAGTCTAAGTTTAGATATGATAAATCACCATTGATAGATAATTCATCTTTATATTTTTTTACAGATTGTTCACCTCTTGAATAAAGTCTTAGCTTGTTAAAATCATTTTTATAAGAAAAATATCTTCCATAAGCTTTATTAATATCATTGTAAAACCACTCAGACTCTATAGCCTTAGCGACTTTTAAACCGTATTCTGGTAACATCTTTTCCAAATCGCTAACAGCTTGACTTGGAAAATAATTCTTCATAACTGACTCAGCCATATTTATTTTTTAATTATAGTCGATGAATAACCATCTTGTTTATATTTCGCAACATGAAGGTTTATTTTAGGTCTTTTTCTATCTGGATTAGGATTGTATAAATGTCTGTTGCAAGCCATAACAGCTAACCCACTACTTATAGAAGCATCATGCTTTGTTCTTTTGTTTATATCAAATTTAGCCCAGTCGTTTAATGTTTCATTAAAATACATACTACCATATCTTCCGTCTTCTATATGACCAACATGATCATTGATATACATTTCAATAGCAGCCGCATGAGCTTGCTTAATATCTTCACTAGAGTTTGGAATACCACCTATTTCTTTTTCAGCCGCAGATAGTTTGTTCCAAGCTTTATCTGGTCTATTCATACTAAAACCTCTATATCCTCTTCTTTTAAAATAATACAAAAGTCTTGGTTTATTGTTTTCTGCAAGTATTGGCATACCATAAAACACACATGCCATTAATACGTCTTCAAAAAATATTTCTGCGGTTTGTGGTCTAGCTATATATTCTAAAAAAAATGTGTTAGCAGGAGCATCTTCCATGCTAAACTTTGTTAATCCATGAAGAGATCCGTTGGATCCTCGACCATCAACAGTACCGCTAATATCATAGCTATCGCAGCCAAAAGCGCCCATGTGTTCATTTCCAGGATATTTAACTCCATTTTTTATTATTGTTCTATTTTGCAAAGCTCTACTAGGAACCCAACTTACTTTAAATCTTCCATTTGGATCTGGATTAAAAACAACCCTAGTGTCTTTAACTCCATTTGCCCATTGAAAACTTCCTGTATTAACTACAGATGTATTTTTATTTCCTTCATTATAATCTATTTGCTCGTAAATCTTAACTAGATTAAATAGACTATTTTTTGTTTCATCTCTAAACGCATGTTCTTCAGTTCTTGGGAACTGTCTATAAAATTCGTTTAAAGCATCTTGATCATTTTTTAAACCATCAGCTTCATTTTCCCAGTGATCAATAACACCTATATCTATTAATTCACCATCTGGTCCGAATACATCATCACTAGGGCTATTAAATACTGGTTGTCCATATCTGTCAATAAATCCTTCATAGTTCCATTCCATTGGCATAAACAAAGAATATAAACCAGACTTTGTCTGTCCATTCCTATTTCTACTTGTGACGTCTGAGTCATTGTATAGTTTTTTAAAGTTATCACCTCCTTTATCCAACGCATTAGACGTTGAGCCCATCATACACTTACCAACTATACGAGCACCTAGCCTTAAACAAGTTTTAGTTACTCGCCAATTATTTAGAATATTATCAGGTCTTTCCCATTTACCACTTTCATCGTGAACTAACAAGTTAAGCTTCTCACCATCGTAACTGTTATCACCTGTGTTTTTCCAATCAATAGTAGTGTCAAGTCCAACCAACTCTTCCTCTTTTTCGTTTGCCGTAATTTTTCTACGCGTAAACTTACTTGCAGGAACACGATAAGCAAGTTCACTTTTAGGTCTGTCCATACCGTCTTGTATCGGTTTAAAGAAAAACGGATAGTTGACAGATATCAGCTTTGCAAGCTTCCCAAAATATAAAGAACAACCTGTTAGCTTCTCTAAAATCTGGAGCGCCAACATCAATTTTACTCCATTGCAAATACATATAGTGACTACCTGTTATATATGTTGGTTTATTATTGTTCATAAACCAAAATCCTTCGTCACGATGTTTAAATTCTTCGTCTATATAATCATACCACTGCTCTTTTGCTTCTTCCGGGTACGATCTCCAATCAAATATACTTTTTAGTTTACTTAATTCTTTTGGATAATTTATTTTTTCCCACTTGTTGCTACGCAGTGGCACTGATTGCGGTTTACTCGGCAACCCAATTCGCAAACCTTGAATCTCCAATATTTGTCCAATTTTTCCAGTTTTAGAGATAACCACGATATCATGTTCTTTATTGTACCCATATTTCCATAATTTTTTTTTGTTAAGCCGACTTATTGTAGTCTTCTTAACTGGTTCAACAATTTTATATAGTGTTTGCTCGTACATTACTTAGATCTTCCTTCAGCAAAGCCTTTAAACACTCTTTCTTTTTTTTCCTCAGGTTCTTTACCTTCTAATATATTCTCTTCTTCTTGTATACGATTAAGTATTTCAAAAGCGTCAAATATAGCTAACTTCTTAGTAGCTGCAGCATTTTTTAATCTATCAGCAGAAACATCATCTTCAGTGTTAGTTATAATTTGCTCTTCAGCAACTTTAACTAATTCATCAACTGCTTTGCGCCCAGCTAGGATTATACGCTTCTTCGTTTCCTTGATACTCATATTTAATTGTAATAAATTTATTATAAACTCTATATAGTCTTTTGCCATTTATAACAAATTCATATTTAGAGAAAGGTGTATATCCTACTAAATCACCAACGTTTGTTGATCCATCAGAATAAATAATCACACCTTTGTATGGATCTTCTTTTTCGTTTAATTCTATATTAGTATTATACTTTATAGGTTGAACAAAAGAAAATCCATCTACACACATCCAAAAAGGATCTTTTCTTCTAGTATGCCTAGTATTTTTTTTAATTAAAAATATTTGATCTAAACTAACCAAATACGTATTATCTTTAAAATATGCTTTACTATTTTTTTCTTTACCTTTGACATCGTACCATCTTCTAAAAACATTGTGATGCACTATTATTTCATCACCTTCTCTTATAGAAGTTGTGTTTAAAGCTGGACAAACTAACACTCTAGCACATCTATTAACATACTCGTGATTTTGTATTTCAGAGTTAACTATTAGTTTTTTGTCTCCAACTTCAACTTCGTTATCATATCTACTTCCAATAGGTTCTATTAAAAAGTGATTTATGCTTTTCATTAATACTCTAGATTATATTCAACAGATACAGCCATGTTTTTATTAAAGTCTTTCCAAGGCATAACGTCTTTTTGTTTTTTTATATATATAGAAAACTTATCTTTCTCTTCTACTATATCACAAATAGTGTGTCCACCGTATACTTCTTGCCCTACAGAGTAGTGCATGGCATCTATTTTATAATCTTTGCCTATTGTTATTTTACGAATTAACTTGCTCATCTTTATTATATTTAATTGTGCCGTCAGAAATATTTATATCATGAGATCCATATTGTTTTTCTAACTCTTTTTTAAGCTTGTCCATCATATCGTGCAATACATCAACAGATTTCATGATATTAGATTTTTGTATTTCTAAAGATCCTAAATCGTTTTTAGCATTACTTATTCCATTTATTACTTGATGCAAAGCTTCTAACTGTTGCGTTGTAATTTTTTCTGGCCTAAGGTTTTTAGCCTTAGGCGTTTTTCTTTTTGCCATTTTTTTTTAATTTAATTTAATTATAAAGTTAACTTTGTTTTTAGTACCCAAAGTAACAAACTATACCGCCGTCAGTATCTTGTGCTGCCAACGAGACTTGAGTCCATCTGCCGTAAATAGTTAGTCCTTGAGGAAACTTTACAGCAGAGTCTGTAGTTTCACTGTTTCCACTAACGTTACTATTTGTCTGGCCAAAATACACTCTATTAGTGTTAGTACCACCGTATGATAAAGAATTACTAGTATCACAAGTTAATACGTCAAGTTGTGTTTCAGCTAAAAATTGAATAGCTACTATAACCATACCGTCTGGTGGCGTTAAAGTTGTGCCCGCGTCATTATGCAGGTGAGCGCTACCTAGTTGGCCAAAGTTGTAAGCTGTTGCTGTTGAATTTATTCCCATTTTATTTTTCTTTTATTTGTTCGTTTTTCTTTGAGCTTCCACCGAAGAAGAAGTCTATTATTGTATTTACTTTAGCGCTCATAGCACCAAATATTGTTGATATAAAGCTAATTTCAAATTCACCTAATTCTATAGTTTTTGTAACGAAATAATTAAACATTACAAACGTAATACCAAAATACGCTACGGTAAATAACGTTGCTAATACTTTTTGAATAATAGCATCGTCTTTATACATTTCTCTTGCAGACTTGCGATCTTCGACTTCTTTTGCAAACGCTTCACGCTCTGCGTCTAATAAAAGCTTTTTTAAAGCAAGCTTTGCTTCATCGCGTTCTTTGTCTGTAGTAATAACTTTGTCAAGTATGCCTTCGGCATTATCTACAATTTTACCAAATAAACCACCTGCTAAATTACCTATCATAGTGTATACCTAGTTTACTTTCTCCAGCTTTTCTTTTTCTACCTCTAATATTGCCAATTGGTTTTACTACTGCTTCTGCAGCTTTTTTACCAGTTATACGACCTTTACCTTCTCCTAGAGCAACTGATCCACTTTTCTTTAAACCAAGTCTTCCGCCTCTACTAGATACTTTTTTAACATTTCCTTGTTTGTCGTATTTAACTTTAGTTGTAATTTTTCTTTTTCCTTTTCCTTTTGATAGTTTTACTTTTTTAACGTCAGTTAAAATATTACTTTCATCACCTTTCTTTCCTTTAACTTTTACATTAACAGAACCACCTGGACCGCTTGAGTAAAACTCGCCTTTTTTAGGATTGTAATTAAGACTAGGAAGAACTTTTGAGTCTTTTTTTGCGTCTGCTTTACGATCAATTTTTATACCAGAACCTCGGTCTTGATCAGTTGCCATTTGATTCATAATTCTTTCTTTACTAACTTTTTTTTGTTCGTCTGTTAAGAACTCTTTGTCATCTGTACTTATTTTAAATTTTTTCTTAGCTTTCATAGGTGAAAGTCTATTGTTGCCAGCTTCTTTAGCTAATTTAGCCATTGAAGGATTTTTCATTTTAAACGCCATAGTTATTCTGATTTTTTTGCTCTTTGTTCGTGTGGTAAGCTATTTGAGCCTTCAACGAAGCTATCACCTTTTTTAAATTTAGGATCTTTGCTTGTATTAACTATTAACTTACCATTTTTTCTTTTATATGTTATTCCAGCTATTTTATCTACAACAGTATTATCGTTGTAGTATATTTTATTAGCTTTCATTTCTTTAGCATGATGACCTTCATGCTTTTGTATTCTTTTATCTAATGCGCTACCAGGCTTTACAGATTTATCTATATAAATGCTGCCATCCATATTAGCTTCTCCTAATATACCTTTTTCTAGATTTTTTCTAAATATAGGTGTATTTTTAGAGCTTCTTACTTGTCTTTTTTCTTTGCCTAATTTAAAAGCCATTATCTATCAGGGTCTTTTATCATATCATCAATAGCCTTATTAAAGACTTTATCTGTATATGTCTTGTTATTGTAAAATACGCTTCTATCTGATACTGGCATGTCTTCTTCTCCGAGTAAGATACGATATATTCTACTTATAAGTTGGCTGCATTTAAATGAGGT